ATGAACGATTCCGATCTTTTCCATCTCAGCCAAGATAACTCTTTGAAGTCTTTGGATGGTTCTAGCAAACCTAATGTCTTTCTGAGCAAGAGTTGTCTTATCTTCAGTTGCTCCCTCACCCATAGACAAGTAAGACTGAGGAACTTTCAAAGCAGAGAACAGTTTGTCTCGAAGATATTTAACATCTTCAATCTGTGCTGTAAACTGACCACCAGGAAGGTTGACAATGTCTGTAGAAGACTGACCACCTCTAATAGGGATAAAGTAATCCTCTTCGATAGAGAGTGGATTGTAGCGCAAGTCTACACGTCCTGTCGTTGGATCAACAACTTGGTGACGCTTCATTTGCGTCATAACTTTCTGCATGTATTGTTCAACGTCTTGAGGTGCGATACCTCCAACGTCAATCTTGAACACCCGTCGTTCCGGAGAGCGAGTGATGCGATAAGCCATCATAGCATCTTCTAAAAGAGTAAGTTGTCTCCAAATCCGTCTTGCGGGCTCCAAAACACTTGTTCCGTATGGGGCATGTTTGTCATTACCTAAAATTCTAAAGTGCGCCATTTGCCAATTCTCAAGCGTTAAACCAGCATTGTTCCATTGGAACTGGACATAATTTGGATTTGATGGATCTTCACCCTCAAGCCTTTCGACTTCTTGTGGAGGAAGACCAATACAGTTTTGTAACCCTTTATGCTCGTCAAGATCGAGATAAAGAAACATATCTCCATACTTACACATAGTTCTTGCCCAACCAAAAAGGTTGTGTTCAATATTCATTACGTTGTAATAGAGAGAGTGGAGAACATATTTAATTTCGTCATTTGGACATTTAATGTGGAGAATCGGAGTTAATGTTGAATGTGTCGTCATTTCATCTGCGTAGATATCTAAAGACGATGCTATTTCTGGTGTGAACTCCATTTGATCAAAGTCGACGTAACGCTCTGCTCGGTTTCTGTTTGATATCATGTTAAGTGTCATGATATTCATTGGGTTATATTCGGTCTTCTTAAATTGTTGACCAGAGGCGGATCTAAAACGTTTGGAGTAAATGTCCAAATGTCTTCGCCTTAACTGTCGCCCCGTCTGTGTTCTTCTTTGTGTTATCGGACCAGAAAACATTCTAGTCAAAGTCTTGAACAAATCGTTTTGATTGTTCCTTGGGTTTCTATCATTGCGGGCCATGCTTTATCCTTTGTAAATCCAAAAAAATTCTTTTGTTTTTTGTATCGCCTCTTTGTGTTTTTCATGAAACGTTTCGTTGTAGAATTTTTGACCTTTAATTTGTGTGTTCATGGTTGTTGTGCTTTTGAACACGCCGCCTAGCATCGCTTTCTTATATGCCATGTCTCTTTCGTTTTCTGAGAGTGCTGTGTCTCGCACCCAACAGGCTATTGCTAAAGACATAACCAAATCATCATTATAAGAACGCATCGCCTGTGGCTTACCATTAACCCAAACAAAAGTTTTTAGTTCATGAAATACTCTAGAGGAATGCATAGTAATTAGTTTGTTTCTAACGTACTCCTCCAATTTGGCAACTATTAATGGTCTCGTCTTAGATGAGGTTGTAAATCCAGGCACCGCCCTCTCGTCATGCTCAGCTAGATATGCTTCAACATATTCATGAGTTGATTTTATTGAGTAGTAAAGTTTCTTATATTGTAAATCTTTTAGTTTCTCAAGAACCGCAATCCCAACACCAACATTTTCTACAACCAGCAGGCAAGTCCCATACTCGGTCCCAGCATCAAATAAAATGCGTGAATAGAGGTCCAAATCTGGCTTTCCTTGGTATTCTGCGACAACGGTCATCGTGTCTACCCTGATAATGTGAAAGCAGGAAAAATCAGCACCATCGCCCCTTGCAACGTCTGCTGATAGGATGTATGGAACTCCTTCTTCATACTTCTCCCAAATCCAAAAGTTTCTATCGTAGCCTGATCTGTAGATTGGGTCTCGAACTTCTTGTATAAGTCGTTGAAGATCGTCTGGGTTAATCACAGTTTCACCAGACGCGTTGAACGAACACTCTAATTCCTGTGCGATTTGTCGCTTGGACATGTTACGAGTTTCTTTTTCAAACCACTCTTGGTCACGCTCTGGATGGACGTCCCACATAAGCTTGATTGGGTGGAAATCATTGTTTCCTGTCTCGGCTTCTGTGTAGGCTTTGTGAAACCAATTTCCAACGCCGTTAGGGGTACTTAAGGCAATACAGCGACCACCAGTAGATAACGTAGGATAAAGACCAGTCCACAACTCTTCGAGGCCGTCAACGAACGCCGCCTCGTCTATAATGAGCAGAGATAATGCTTCCGAACGACCAGCATCGCCTGATGTCGTTCCGGCTTTTACTTGAGAGCCGTTTGATAATTCGAACGATTGCTTGTTGTCAATTGAGATTTTTGCGATCAACATGAACGAAGGAAGGTTCTTGAAAATCATCTTCACCTTCTTCACAAGGTTTGTTGCTGTGGATAGTTTCGTTGCGATAACGAGAACATTCTTTTCTCGATGGAATAGCATGAACCATGCAACATAAGCAGCGGAGATCGTTGATATCCCCAACTGCCTACCTTTTAAAATAACATTGAAGCGGTAATCATTAAAGTCGTTGAGCAGATCCCTTTGATAATCATAAGTTTTAAATGGAATCTGTCCCTTTAAAGGGTGGGAGATCTTGCAATAGTTATCAATGAAATATTGAGGATCTTTGCCACACTTAACAAGTTCTTTGACAATCTCGTTCTTGGTGAGTTTCATTTACTCCTCTACATTTTAGAGTGAGTTTTTATAGCCCAGCCTTTTAAGTTGTCGTAACTAATCGGTGCAAGCGAATCTGAAGTATAACTGTGCATAACAGGAGCCATTGCCGCCGCTGCAATCTGAGGGAGGTTTTCTACGCCTTGCTTTCTTCTTGTAAGAGCCCAGTTCTTGTAGATGTTGCTCCATCTTCCAAGAGCGCCATCTTCATCATCCATCAATAAATCTCTGACTGCATCGTTTTTATTAATTTTCTTTAATTCTGTTTCACCATCGATGAAGTTCATGAACGCTTTTCTTAATTGGGCTTGAGCCAATTGTTCTTTTGAGGGTTCATCGAAAACACCCTCGTCCATAACGGCTTCGAGTTCTTCTTTGATAATTTGCTTTAAAGTTTCTTTTGTAAGTTTCATTTTTTTATTCCTCGCAACATTCACATGAGCAACATGGGCAACAATTGCCACAACATTTTTCTTCTACATTGTTCATTTTTGGTTATCTCCAGGTTTGATAAATTCGTTTTGAGGACGCTTTGCTTTTGCGGTCTCCAAAAACTTCTTTGTAATGTCTCGAACTGATGGTTCAGATGATGCACCTGTTTGATCCATTGATAGTTTTCCAACTTTGTAATGTTGATATGCTTGAACAAATGTGCGAACGCGAGATGTTGTTTGAACTAGGATTTGAGGCTCGCCTTTCTTTGTTAGAGACACGGAGTTTCCTGTGATTGCTTTGTATTCTTTTTGAAGAAACTTTTTAACTTCATTTAGCATTCTGGCGATGTCATTCTCAAAACCGTTGTCTTTCAAGTCTTTCATTCTGACATCAGACTGATAGTTGATGATCATTGAGTCTCCGTAAAACTTAACAGAGAATCCGTCATTGACTCGCTTGTCTTTGATTGGACAACCTTGTTCACGGTTAAGACCAACTTTGCGGGCTTGTCCGTCAAGGGCATAGTTCTCCATGTGACCGCCGTCATAAGCATTCGCTGCGGCTTGAGATAACCCTTGGATAATTTCTAATGTTTCTTTGCTCATTTATTTGGTCTCCAACCTTTTTTCCAACGTTCTTCTCGCCCTTCAACGTATTGAATGTAGCATTTAAAACAACAGTCAAATTTCGTCATATATAAATCATCAACGGATTTGAATGAGTATTTACCACACGTGGGACAAGAGCGATTACTTTCTTTATTAAGTAGTTCTTTGGAGATTAAAACCCCATTGACTTCTTGTTTCTCTTGCTCTCGCTCATTGGAGCGATAGTTTGTTTTTAATTCTTTGAGATATTCTTTCTCTTTTTCATCGTCCCACTCGGCCTTCGGGTGAGCGATTGTTTCCTTGCCGTATTTATCAGCAATTGCTTTTTCAAGTTTTGCAACATAATCTGGGTCTTTGTTTTTCATTGTTACTCCGAAATTTTCTGAACAGCATAATAAGTAGCCAGCGACGAGCCGGTTCCTACAATAAAGCCTCCAAAGAAGGCCCACATAGACATTTGTGGTTTTGATTGTCTTCTTAAAATCTCGATCTCTTCATCTTTGATTTCAATCAAGTCTTTGTGCTTTATCTCCAATGCGTCGTGCTCTGCGCGGAGAACATCATATTCA